GTCGAATGTACACAAAATCTTTTAAGCAAAGATCGTATGCTATCAATACTTTCTCCTCCATATATATGCAACAATGGTGAAGTTAAACTGTCACAAGCACCCACTAGAGGGACAGGTTGAGAGGCTTCTGCCTCTATAGCGGTTCCCCCCAACTCGGCTACAGGTTGTGCAGACTGTGGTGCTAATACTGGCCCTGCAAAAGGGCCAAATGAGACTTTGTTTAAATTAGCTTCTGTAGGCTTAAAAAAAGTAATGTCATCACATGCAGAAGCGCTAACTATTATTGATACAGGTCGCGTCGAACCGAATTCATTATCTGGAGAAACTAATGCGTTCGATACATACACTCCAATAATTCCATTACGAAATCTGTCAAAATCAACTATAGGCTCAGCATTAATGGGGGACGGAAATTTATAAGTTCCGACCTCCAAAAAAGGTCTAAAATGCGCCCAACTAATATCAAAAGAAATATCAGTGCCCTCAGACAAATCAAAAATCCATTGTTGATTGACATTCGTATTTGAAGCCGAAGCAGGACCAAGATCCTTGGGTTCGTACACAATACGTACACGACCACGATGAAAAGCGGAAGCACAAAATTGCATACGAAATCGTATGGTCCCACGCCAATAAGTGAACATAGAAGCTATTGATCCCATAGGAGTCATATAAATCTTAGAAGCGCCATCAAAATTGTATAACATTGGAGTAACAGGACACTTCCACAGCAGTGTGTCTGGTATGTGGGAAGTATCCCAATTATATTTAGAAATGTATGATTCAATTCCGCAAATATGCTTAATTGTCATTTCATCTTCTGCCTTAACCCCAGTGATACGAGGATCAATGGATACCTCTTGTTTACAATCCAGCGACAATTTAACTGATCCGTCTTGACCATTAACATTAGTTCCAACAGAAGCGGGAGAAATAAACATCCCTTTATGTGTATCAACAACTACCGGTTTACTATAACCAAAAGCAGTGGCAACATCTGAAATACTTGATGCAGCCATTTGTGTCGCCAATGCGTATTTACCTATAACAGGCGTACGCGTCAATGCTCCAGCTACCTTGGAAACGATGGAAGCTGGCCGCGACACAACGCCAACCCCATATTCATCAGCTTGCGCCGTCAAAGCAGTTGGAACCGACAAAGTTAATTCTTCAGCCCAAGCATATATAGATATATCTATGGGTTGTAGAATGTCACTAGTTGCAGAATATAACGGTCCTACAGGCAACAAATATAATGTCCCCAAGTTGGACCATGCACCATCAATGATGGGAAATCCATCATAAGGATAAATAAATGGTAAAACCATTTCTCCACCCTGACTTGTAGTTGGATTAATCCAAATATGCTGTCTCTGTGAATGAGCGAAAGTGTTATAATCACCTACTATTAAACTTTCCTGCTCAAATGGATCATCTAATAATGGCTTATATGAAACCAACATTCTGCCCATGTGCATGGGAGAACCATTAATAGTGACTTTAATGTGTAATTTACAACTCAAATAATAATAATTTCTTATTTTATTCGCTATAACGGGATTAGTGAAAAATAAATTCCACGGTCCGATTGCTATGGGTAACGTTGCAGTGCCCCAATTGTATCGCGCTATCCGTAAAGGACGCGCCAAAAATTTAGCCAAATCAGCTTCGGCGGTTTGACCCATATAACGTGTTATATCGGACAAATCTCCTCTATCCTCGGCGGGCTCCAAACGCCCATCCGAGAAAGTTGTCAACGGATGCGATGACCATGTTTCATTAGATTGAGAATCTAATATAGGGGAATCCACCCCTTGCTGAATTTCGTCAGCCACACTATTTTTTTTAGGAAATTTTGACCTCGTGCTATCCTCGCACCTCATAAAGTTTGTAAGTTGTGTATTAATACGATCTGTCCAACTCAAAACAAATCGTTTATTAGTCAATTTATGCTTGACTATGCATTTTTGCTCTAATTCTTCATGAAGCCTTTTTTCATCCGAGCGATGAATTATGGTAACCATACATAAAGAACTTTGATCATCGAGAATATCATCCCAATGTTCAGTTGGTTCAGTCACACCGTTATACCTATCAACGCATTGCGCATAAGTTATAACT